AGCTGGGCACAGAACGCCTGATTGACCGTGTCCTGAGACTCTACAACATCGTTTCACAACCTGATTTGTCTCCTGAAGATGAAGACTTCGTACGCTACATGTTGTACTGGAGTGTCATCGGCAAGAAGGACGGTTACAAACCAAAGAAGCTTCCAGTACACGACCCTCCCGGGTCTTGTCGCACCATCCAGGCACCCTGCCTGGAATTGAAGCTGCTGTGGTTGGCCTGTTTTGGAGACAATGACAGCTCGTGGGTGCATCGCGAAGATTCATGGGTCCACGCTGGGGAGAACGCTGATCTTCCCGTGACCCACAAGATGGTTGAAGTGCTGCGCCAAGCCCGTGGCTGTATCGCAGCAGACCTGACGGCGTTTGATCGCTACATGTCTGCTGACATGATCGCCCCGTTCTTCATGGCCTACATGTCCCATTTTAACCCTGGTGTCCCTGACAACCTGTTGCGGTTCTTGACCCAGTTGACCATTTTCGGACCTCTCCTCATGTCTGATGGCACAGTGTACATGCGCACCCGCGGTAATCCCAGCGGGTTCATGAACACACTGCGCCTCAATTGCGTGGTCCACCTCTGCTGCTTGGCCTATGCCATCATGCGCAGGTCGGGGTTGGATGACCCCATGGAAGTGGCCACCATCATGAGGGACGAGATGAAGGTGCAGATGTGTGGAGACGATTCGAGGCACTTCGCTTTGACGGAGCGTGCCTTTGAAATCTTTGACATGTCCAACAACGGTCGGGGCTTCCTTGAAGTCTGGGACGTGGAGTTGCCGTGGGAGATCAAGCTGGAAGGGTTTTGTGTGTACCCCCCGGATGCGCAACTCACTGAAAGAGCGTTGATGACACCACCCATGGTGTCGCGCCGTTTCGTTGTCATCCAAAACCGCGTTTTTGAGCCGCTGTACAATCTTTCTCGGATTCTCAAGCGACTGGCTTGCAGTGAGAAGCGTGAACCTGAGCTTGAGAAAGCTTTGGCCATGTCGGCCTTCAGTTCCCTCTCGCTACACATTTTCTGGGCCGCCCATGGGTGGTTCAAGTCTCCCGTGATTGATTTCTTGCTTCGTGAATTCGGACATTACGTCACGGATGACCAGATCAGGAGTTGGGCTGCATCAGCCTACAAGCAGATGGGAAGGCAGAAGCTCCCACCCCCGTCACCAGGGGTGGTGCGGCTGTGGTCCTAAGCCCCCTCCTGCCCGGCGCGACCGCATGAAATAGGTCGGAATCCCGCGCCATACGGATCGCCGTGAGGTGTGGTGGGTGGGGTATTACACAACGCGTGCTAATACTAACACAATGTCTGCACTGGTCCAAGCCGTCCTCAGTCGCAAGCAGCGCAAAGCCATCGCCTCCGCCCCCAAGGTGGTCGTTCCAGCAC